TTAAACCACAATCAAAATATTGATATTGGTGTGTTCAGAAACATAACGTGTAACTGAGCCAACGAAGACTCTTGTAAAGGCACTTGTCCCAGTCTTACCCATTACAATTAAATCAATTCCATTCTCGTTAGGGAAATTGACCAATTGTTCACGAGGCTCACCATTTAATAATTTAGCTGTAGCAGTTAACCCAGCTTTCGCCACGATATCTTGAGCTTTCTTCAAATCATTGTTTGAAGCAGTTTCCATATCTTCAATCAATCCCGGAGCGTATGAAACACCGACATTCATTGGTAAATTGGCCGTATTGACGACTGATACCAAATAGAGTTCTGAGTCAAATTGTTTAGCTAAATCAATTGCAGCATCCAAGGCATTGTATGCACTTTGACTACCGTCGATAGCTACTAATATTTTTTTATACATAACTTATTTCCTCCTATTTGTATCCTTTACCTAGATTTTACCAAGTTACGGAAGAATATGTTAATAATTGCACATATAAATAAGAAAGTTTTGATATACTTGGTGGTGAATAGTAAATAATTTTAGGGGATTATTATTTCCCTTTCGATATGATTCAATGTGGCTCAAAACGCCTGTAAAATAGGATTCTATTTTAATTCAATTTCTAAAGAATGTTATATGGCTCACTAAAAGTGAGTCACGAATGAGTCACGAAAAAATAAGTGAGAGCGTAAATTTAAGCTACCAGCCAATAACGGTTGGTAGCTTTTTTTATTTATTTTGCAAATGTGCTTGACTATACACTACATGTAGTGTATTATAATAAATGTAGAGAGGAGGTGATAAAGATGACAAGAATGGAGCTATGGAAAACAAAAAGAACCTTAACAATCGAACTGTCGGTAAACATTTTCGGATTGATAAAGTTCTCCATTAAAAGTACAAAGGAAAGCCCTTAGGGGGCTTACCCTTTGTGTACTTAAATTATAACATTTAAGGAGTTTTACATCATGAAAAAAGTTTATAAAGGCAAAAATACAACAATGACATTTGAAATCAACAAACCCACTAAATGGTATCAATGGTTAGTGATTGGCTTATTCGTTTTGGGGATAATCTATTTAATTGTGAGGTAAAAAATAATGACAGATAAATTACCAGAATCACGTGCTAAAGCAAACGAAAAATGGAACGATAACAATAAGGAACGTATGAGATATTTACGCTCACGATCGTCAGCAAAAAGCTTTATTAATAATAGGGCTACTTTTGATGATATTAAAGAATTAAGAGAATTGTTAAATGCTCGTGAAAATAATCTTAAAAATGATGACAAATAAAAAAAAGCCCACCACCTATAAACTAATATAGATGATGGGCTTTTAGAATATCTATGCAGAGGAACTGTGCGCCCCGATTTTGACGCTATTTAAATATAACAATCGCTAAAATTTCTAGCTACAAAATATACTAACCTTTGAAACCTGAGCCAACAGCATATTCAATAGGAATATACATGTTATTAGCCACTTTGTAAGCATATCCAACGTTTGGCAAATTAATTAAATTATCGGTAGTCTTCCAAACTGTACCACCTTTAAAAGTTTTATTACTACCACCAATAGAATCACCTTTGCCATCATATGCCAATACACCATAATCAGAACGATAATTGACGGTAACAATACCCTTTTGTGTCGTTGTGCCTTGTGGAATTAATACGTCTACACCGATGACATAATAAGGGATGTCATTAATCACCGTGATACCTGCTGACTTCCATTGTGAGCCACTAATAACATCAGTACCTACGTTTGCTTTACCAACATTATTATACGTCGTGTAGGCTTTATATTTGTTGCCTTTGACGCTTACTACATTGTTAATAGTTTCAGTTGGGTCAACTTGTGGAGCTTGCCCTCCCGTAAAGAAATCATCGTAGTTTTGAGATACATCAAAATTACCATAACTACCATTAAATTGATATGTGCTACCCCATTGCCAGCTGTGATGGTTAGAATACCAATTCTTATCACTAGCATTATATGGATAACTTGCAATCCAACCACTTGATACGTCCATCTTATTGCCTAGCCAAGAGCTCATGGTATACACAGCTGAACGATAACCATATTTAGCTACTTCATTCATGAACGCTTGGTTATTAGCGTTGTTAGTTGCACGTGACAATCCATTTTGTTCTTGTGCTTCCACATCAGAAATTAATACGGCTCCAACAGGCAATCCATCAATCTTAGCCATTGTAGCAGCGTAATCAGCTTCATTGATTGCACCGGATAAAGTTGTGTATCGTGCAAAATGATAGCCATTGATGTACAAGCCTGCTTGTTGTGCTGTGGCAATGTTATTAGCTGATGTGTAATCGTGGTAATAATTACCTTCACTGATTTTAGTAGTAACTGACTTAACACCATAGTTATTAAGCATGTCTCTAAAATTAGCTACTGTCATATAACCATTATGATTACTTACATCGACCATATCAGTTCGTGCTGCTTGAACTGGGGATGCAAATAAAAATAGACTTGCAATTAGCAAGCCCACGACATAGATCAATTTATTTTTTAGTTTCATTATTGCCTCCTCTATTTCTTAATTTTTCCAAATTATTAGTTATCCAGTCAGGCAAAGGAATCCCCATAATTCCTAAATTTTCAACAATTGAAATGCCATATTGACCAATAAAAAACATCAAAAATAAATTAGCAAAATTAGCCAATCCCCAGCAGTCTACTAATGGATAAAAAATAACTCCAATACCAGCAATTACAGTATGCTTAATTAGTCCCTGCCTACCAGTTGTCGAGTTTACTCGTTCATCAGAATTTTTAAAAAAGCCTTTCAAGAACCCAGTAGCCAAATCGACCAAAATAATAATTATAAAAGTTAAAAACCAAGGGTTTTCGCCAAGTTTCTCAGCTGCAAGCCACCATTCCATTAGGCCAAAATGTGGTGTTGGTTGTGGTGCATAATACATATACATTCATCTCCCTATACCAAAAAAGGAGCAGCCAAATTAAGCTGCTCCTTCTTCTGTGTAATCCTCATTAGTAATTTGCTTATAGTCATCGGCAGTAATATTCTTGTTTTTAACTAAATCTTTAATACTGTCTTTTGTTCTTGTTCCCCATGCTAATTGAATTTTTAATAAAAAAATCATTTTGTATCCTCCTATTTAGTTGTATCTGTACCAAGTTGCATATTAGTTAGTGCTGTAATGGATTGCTTAATCTGTTCGATATCAGTACCTTGAGCAATAACCAAATTTGTTAGTTCTGTATTGGACTTTTGATTTTCTTCATCAGGTGTTAAACCTGTTGCGATATGAACCAATTTATTATCAGACTGTCTGACAGTCCAAATATAGGCTTGCTCAACTAAAAAGGCTGGATCACTCTCAACCAGTTTCCAGCCATCATACTTAGATTGCTTAATTGCTGCATCCTCATTTGTATCATTGACGTGGTTAACAGTACCATCGTCATTTAATGTAACTGCAATTTTCATTTTTTACCTCCTGCTAGTTTTTGTATGGTGTGATTTTTGAAATTGTTGGAATCCACGAAGAATTGTAATTAATTGGACTTCCCGATATAGTGTTTGACACCCCAAGTTTTATTGGAATATTAATTGATGCCTTAGAAATTTCAATGTACGCGTCAGCTGGCGTTGATAAATAATCAAAATAATTAGCACCATCTTGCCACAATCCTGTATTAGTTTTAACCGTATATGTCAATTTAGTTCCAATTGGATTAAAATATCCTGTCAAATCAAATCGGAATCCATTTATAAGCTTTTCCTTTGGAATTCTAACTGATCGTGTAGATAAGGCATTAAGCGCCGGAATTCTTGTAGATCCAATAGAATTAGTGAAATATTCATCAAATGTAATTTCTATACCATCTAGTGAATTCTCAAGAAAATCTAATGCACCCGATAAAGAAATTTCTCCATTAGCTGAACCGGTAAAGAAATTAACTGTTTCCGGAATTTGTGCTACTGCTGGCTGTACTGAAAATGTAGCGATTGTATCAACAACAACATCATAATTGGCACCCGTTGCACCTGCACTATCGCCGTCATTGTCATAGCCAATTATTGTTTCAATCTCAATGGTTTTATCATCGTTAAATGTTAGCAATAATTTAGGTACCTTTACATTTTTACCACTCAAATTTTCACCAATACCATTGATTGGAACCGTAACTTGCTTGCCAACTCCAAAATCACCGGCTTTAATATAAATTGGATATGGAGATGTTGTTGTGAAGTAACCATCTTTAACGATATTTGCGGGATCATAATTTAATTGAATATCGGTTGAATCGCCCTTTGTACCCTTATCAAAAGATGTCTTTTTTAAATGAATAAAGAATGTAAGACCATCGCCTACCATATTCATCTTTGAGCCCACATCGCGTAGTAGCGTTGCTTTAGTCACTGTCGTTGGATCAGATGGACCAGAATACAATAGATATCTTTCAGTAATTTCGCCGTTTGCTAATGAGCCAGCATAGTAATCTACTCCAGCTGATGGGTTATCAGGAATATTTCCACCGCCGCTTGTACTACCTCCAGAAATATTCATAGTTACAACACCATCATCATCGGGCAAGAACGTTTTATCATTGCTTCGAATCACTTTAATATTTTTCTTGTTTGCTTTATTGAAACCAATAATGGTTTCAGTTAGTTTATTTTCCGTCATTTGTTACCTCCGTTTTATTCCAATCATCCAAAATTGCTTGAGCTTCATCACTAATAGGATCATTAACATCAATATCTCCAGACTTAATAAGTTCAATAACTGATGATTTCAAATTATCTTTACTAATTAAGTTGAGTTGGTCCATTTGTGCTTTTAAATTTGCTAGTGAAGTATTCAAACTAGTTTCAAAATCTGATTCTTTACCCTTAAGTCCATCTAAACCGGTATTTAAATCATTTAGTTTAGTATTCATAGCATCGGACTTAGTTGTTAATTCAGCAATTTCATCATCAAGTTTTTTCTTAAAATCAGCGATTGCCTTCATAACAACTTGGTCAATAAAATTAATCATATAGCCAGTGTGTTTGTACGCTGCATTCGTTAATTGGCCAATATTAAACAATGACCTTTGCATTTCTGAAATGTAAAATGCCATAGGACGTGGGAATGCTACGTTATTAGGAATGATGTGTAAATCAAAATCTAATGTCATAGCCGTGGTAGTTCTGTCTTCGCTTTCAATTACTAATTGAACTGTATGATATTTACCAGCCGTTAAAGCTACTGCTTCTTCTGGTTTCCAATGAAGTTCGCCAATATTAGCGTCAGTTGTATCAATATTTTCATCTGTTGAAATCAAATGCCATTGTGAATCATATCCACGAATTGAAAACATCTTGTATTGAGAAAAGTCAGCTGGTTTTGCTCCATCCAATACCGTCATATTAATTTCATATGAACTTGCTTCACCTTGTCTCAAGAACGCTACTGGTAAAATTCTAGCTTTAGTAGCAGGATTAACAATGGTTTGAGGCGTAATATGGTCACTCTCGTCATCAGTTTGGGAATGTGGTAAATAAAAAGCCTTGCTATGTTGTAGGTTAAATAGCAAAGGCTGTTCTAATGGTATATCAGGTTCAATTTTGTCATATGGTTCTTCATATTCAGCATTGTTGTCTGAATAATTCAAAGGTGGTAATTGTGAATCTTGTGCTTGTGTATTTTTAATATCTGAATCGGTCATTTATTTACCTCCTTTTATTTATTCCAATCATCTAAAATTTGTTGTGCTTCTGGTGTCACCTTATCGTTAACATCAATATTTGTCGGCATTTGATCACTGCGAGACGGATTATGAAATGTTCCAATAACAGTATCGTTAGGTAATCGTCTTCGAATATTACCAATTTGGGTATCTTGATTTTTAAACATTTCGTCAATTTCTTCTTTTTTATAATATTGAGTTGAGAATTTACTTAAAAATTCTGCGGTTTTAACTGAAATGATAGTTTCAACAAATCCTTTAAAGTCACTCAAAGTATCCTTGAGCTTTACAAAGAAGTTTCTTTGATTAGTTTCATATTCATACAGTGAATTAATAGATTTTTGAATCTGATCACTGTTGTTGTTGAAACTGTCTTTAGAATTGCTATCAATAACTCCATTCCATTTATCCAAATCAACATTGTGCCAGTAATTCGGAAGGTCTGGTACTGATGGAAATACTGTTTCATCAGTTACAGCTGTAAAATTAAAAACTTCTGAATCAGTGTTGCCCTCACTATTTTGTTTTGAAATAATTACTTTTTCACCATTGTCTAAACTTAAAGCTGAGGTCTTCCCATCTTTCGATTTCAAACTGAGATTTGGAAATTCTGAATTCACTACTTTATCTGGTAAATACAATTAATCACACCCTTTCTTTGATATCAGACAATACTCCGCCTGAAATCTCGTAATAATAATTAGTAGTTAATATTTCTATAACTCCATTCTTCGAATCTACAAAAACAGCCTGTAAATATCCTTTCGGAATATTTGCGGGCTTATTCAACGTGTTCTCGTCAAAATAAAAAGGACCAGAAGTATTAACTAACTTCATGTCCTTAATGTATGTTGCATATTGATTATTAATCAATGAATTAATATGTTTATCTAAATCCACAACTGCTAAGTAATGCGTTTGTGGATAATAATATTGACCACTTTCATCTGGCAGCCTATATATTGGTTCCATTAAACTTCTCCTATCTTTCTAGGTAAAAACGGACTAGCAATAATACCATTTGAAATAGAAATAGCACCATTGTATCTTGCATTGGACAATGAATTTTGAATAGATAACTCGTAATCTGATAGCGTCTGAGTAGTGTTATTTAAAGTTACCTCATACATATTGGAGTAACTTAAAGGATTATATTTGACACTTACAACTGTTACCCAAGTAGTAAAGCTTTCAGGTTGAATATCACAATAAACCATATCTCCAATTTTAAAAGTATCATCACCAGAATAAGTTAATGTGATATCTACAGTCGGCTCTATCTTCATCTGAGATAAAGCGTATTTTCTCATCTCCTCCGGGTCTTCAATATCATTATTTGTTATTGCCGGTCCCGGACGTTCGCCCCATTCTTGAATTGATTTTTCATCTCTAATAATGAATGGTTGAAAGTAGTCCGTAGAATGGTCGTCAGCTGTATCATCATCGGATTTTTTAACCTCTGTCGGTTCGACATCTGTGTCACCCGTAAATACAAAATCATCTGAACAAACCCATTCATTCGTAGCAACTCTATACCAAGTCTTCCCACCTGCTCCATCAGTGATTTCACCGTTAATTTTCCATTGAGTACCATTAGTTAATTTTCGACCAACTTCATGCTGTGGAGTCCATGGTGAATCATAGATAATTGATTCTGTTGGAGTTACTTCTGATGGTTCAACATCTGACTTACCGGAAAAATCTAATTGATCTTGAATGACCCATTGATTAGTTCCGACTTGATACCAAGATTTGCCCTGTGCACCATCTGAAACGGAAGCATTAATCAACCATTGCGAACTGGCAGGTAATGTTCTACCCGTTTTATTTTGCGGTGTAAACGGTGAATCGTATACATAAACAATTGAGGTATCGTCCTTAGAATCACTCATCTGACTTGTCACTGTCCTTACTAGAATCGGTATCCTTATCAGTTTCAGGAGCTTTAACAGTTCCCTGTCCACTTACAGGAGTAATAGTGTGGTCTTCCGGTTTCACACTTCCATCTTTATCAAAGTTAATATATTGAGAATCGACCCATTGATTAGTGGCAACTTCATAATAAGTTATATCATTAACAACTTTTTTATTATTAATTGCCCATGTAGTCCCATTATTTAAATGATTAACTACCGAATCAGGCTTCAATGGGTCACTAAGTACAGGAGCACCACCAGTTACCATAGTGTTTACAGTACCTACTGCATTACCGACGGGTAGAACTTTACCACCAGAAGTGTCTTCTTTTAATGAATCTGTGGAAGTCTTAATGGTTCCTTGTCCTGTCACTTCCGTAATGATGTGATTTTCAGGTTGTACATCCCCATTCTTATCAAACACAATATATTTTTCGTTGACCCAACCATTAGTTGAAACTCTGTACCACATTTCTCCATTGGCCACTACCTTAGAATCCATAACCCATTTAGTACCATTTGGTAAATTCTGAACTGTATTAGTAGGCTTGTTAGGATCATCAACGACAGGTGCTCCATTAGCCTCCATTGTATTAATGGTTCCAATGGCTGTACCAACCGGTGATGTGACTGGTGCGTTGGTCTTACCATACACACGGGCAATGTTTTGAATCTCTGTTGTATCAATATTTGCTGTAAAGGTAGGTGTATCGTGGATATATCTAAACGACTTATTAACTTTATGCTGCCAATCTTTTAATGGCATTAAAGTAATAAATTTGTTGTCAGCAACTACTACTAAATTGAACTTTTCAATACAATCATTGATGCATTCAAGACCTGATTTCTCGCCGTAATCTGTAAACGTAACAGTTTCAGTGCTATTTGAAACTTTCCAAGTAAACCCATGATTACCGAGTTCATTTTTATCAAAAACGAAGCTCATCAAATCGTTGGCTGAAAGTTTCTTGGTTCCATTGATTTTGTCATATTGATAAACATATTGGCAGTCAAACCAGATGTGAGTTGCTGAAACTGTTCGTTTCAAGTCATAACCCTCATCATCTTTCTCTGCTTGCTTAATACGATATTTTTGACCATCAAACACAATGTAATTTTCATTTTGTAACAATTGATATCCGATACTGCCGTCGTTGATAGCCGTGAAATCAATTTGATTTGTCTTATTCATTTCTTCTGAATTACTTAACGAATCTCTATCAATACAAGTAAGTGTTTCATCATACTTTCCATCTCTATCTTGAACTCTATACTTTTTAAAATTAATCATAGATATATAAAAGGAAAATCAAACGTGACAGTGCCGCTAAACCCTGTCAAATTTAAATCATTCCAGCCTTTCTTTAGATTAATATGGCCGTGATTGGTATCTATTTCACAGGAATCTCCATTTAACAAAGGGTGCACACCTTTTAAAATCAAAGAATCGTCTGATGAAATATTCGAGTTCATTGAGAAAACATCATCTGTTGTTGTATTGGTTAAGGTAGGACTCCCTGAACCTTTAAAAATAATATTCAACTCATGATTCTGTTCATACGGTTGTATGTCAAAATCACTAGGATTGTAAATTTTTAAAGTTCCTTGAGAGTGAGTGTAATTAAGGTTGGTAGTTGAAAGATTTAAATTGTTAGAAATCAAATCTTCCTTATTTAAATCAATTGGAAAATCAGTTGATCTAACTACTGAATAAACATAGGCACTAGGAATATCAAATTCCACAGAGAAAGTCTTATCGTAAAAACCAACATCTGTATAAGAAAATGGCTTAGGTATGCCATAAAAGCATCGACCGATATCGTATGTTTGACGAACTCTTACCAAATCACGATTAAAGAATTTATTATAAAATTCATGGAATCGGCTTTCTAAGTCAGTTCCATCGTCAACTCTCATCAAAAAGTCAGCTTTAGCGGTGCGTGAGGTGTACAACACAGGACCAGTTTGAACTTGTCCATCAACACCTGTATTGGTCTTTAAGTTAGAGACCGTCTGTGGTGAACTAATTGTTAGTCTAGTAAAAATCAAATCATGATAATTACTAATCTCAAATTCATTTTGTCCATCAGACTTAATTAATAATGAATTCTGTCTATAATGCCCGTCTGATAATCTTTTAGGCAAATGCTGTACCTCCTTTTCCTTGGAATTTAGTCATTTTACGATTTTGTAAACTTACTTTATCTAGCATATTAGATATGTCATTCAATGATGTTCCACCATTTGAACTATCAGTTGCTAAGGAACCATCTGCAATCTTGCCCAATAGCTTAACCATGACTTGTGTCATCATTAATTGTTGTTGTTGGTTACTCTCGACTCTAGTTGTATCAACATTGGTGTTATTGACTGTTTCATCAGCTCCACCAATTGTATTCTTAGCCTGTTGTAGAATCTGAATAGCTCTCATTTTATTGTTCAATGGAATCATAACTTCTGGTCCAGCTTCGCCACCGATAATACTTGTTGGCTTAGTAATAAAACCACCGTCGTACATCAATCTTGGACCACTAGGACCACTGGCTGAACCTCTCCATTCGCCATACTTGCCGTTGTAACCCATCCCCATATCTGTGCGCCAAGTTGCATCATTGAACAATGCAATCAATTGGTCTAAAGGATTGTGGATATTAGTGTGTCCCGGCATAGCGTAATTTAAGAATGTTGGCATAATATACTGCAAAATACCAGTTGATGGATGTCCAGCTTTAGCATTACTATCCCAATTGTTAGTAACATTAGGATCACCACCTGATTCGTTAGCAATGATACGTTCAATCATATCAACGTTAAAATCAGTTATTTTTTGGTGCATATAAGCAGCAGCTGCTTTAATCATTGGGCCGTAGGCTTTAGCAGGTCTAGCACCTCCACCACCTGAAAAGTCCATATCTGCAAGCGTCTTTTTAAATGGTTCAGCAATCGCCTTTAGAAAACCATTTGACAAAGCATTACCGAAACGACTAATAAACTCATTCCCATTAAAAGAAACAGCTGCAAAATACGGCTTCTTTAAAAATGGAACTGGGTCTTTTTTTAGTTCATCTAAATGTTCAAAAACATAGTCAGTCATATCTTCGGATGTCTTTGATGTTTCACCTTTACCAGTAGCATGGTGTGGGAGGTTAGCAACCATTCCCATAAATTGTTCCGATAAATGGTGTGGAAGGATAGCTGTGTCAGCACCAAGGTAACGAACTTCTTCACCTTTTAAGCCAACTGGATAAATTCCATTTTGCTTATCATAGGCTAGTTCATATCCTTGTTCACCAACAACAGCTAAGTTGCCGCCGGGAGTACCAGCAGTACCAACAGCATATTTGGCTAGGTTGAGCGACTTGCCACCAAAATCAGTGATAACAGAGTTAACTCCACCAATACCTTTGTTAACTTCTGAAATAACCTTACTTAGGGATTTACTTGCAAGCCCCGGTAGTGAATTGAAAGCACTCTTAAATGAACTAGTTACAGATGTTAGCCACCCACTCCATTTGTTCAAATAATCGCTAGTAAAACTAGTTTCTTTCTTTGAAATGGAGTTCATTTTCGAGCTGTAATTACTTACAACTTTAGCTAATGCATCCTTTTCATCAGAAGCTGTATTAGCCCAAACATCTTTCCATGACTTATCAAAATTAGTTTTGAATGACTTTAAAGCGTCCACAATGTTATCTGTATCAGTCTTGAAATCCTTGTCAAAGGTAACATTAGATGTAGCCTTGTTTGCATCAGTTATTTGGGCTTTCAAAATCTTACCGATATTATATTTGTTCAAAGTATCAGTTAGGTTTTGAATATCATCGTTCAATTTTGCGAATGGATCAGACTTAGCATATGTCTTAGTAAACTTGTTTAATTCTTCAAAAGCCTTTTGAACCGTTTTGATTGGTTTAGCGAAATTATTCCATGTCTTAGTATCAGACTTAATAGACGTAGTCATGCTTTTAAGCTCACTTGCAAGATTATTCTTCTTTAAGTCTTTACCCATCTTATTTAAAAGACCGGCTACGTCGTTATCCTTTAGCGTCTTTTTAAGTTTAGGAATATCAGCATTTAAGGCTTTGAATGGATCATCCTTCATTGACTTAGTGAAAGAATTCAAAGTTTTAAATGAATTGCCGATATCCTTAATTGGCTTTGCAATTCCAGAGCATTTTTTAGATGAACCTTGAACAGATTTATCAATCTTAGAAAGTTCTTTAGCAGGGCTATTATTCTTTAAAAACTTCTTTAAATCAGAAAGAGCATCTTCATAATCTTTAATAGCCGGAACCATATCTTTAACATTCTTTATGTCTGTTTTAGATACGTGAGTGGTTGCCACATCCTCAATAGCCTTTGAAGTAGAAGTTTTTTTAGTAGATGGTGAATTAATACTATCTTTAGCCTTTTTCGCACGCTTGGCTAATGCTTCGTACTTTTTAACATCTGCCTCAGCTTTCTTAATCTGCTTTAAATCTTGTCCTTGTTCATCAGCACTAATACCGGGTGTTAGCATACTGCTCTTAAATCTATCAGCGCGTTTCTTAGCTGATTCGGCTAATTGGTCGTAATACTTATTAGTTCCCTTTTTAGCTGTAGGATCATCCGGATGATAAAGCCACTTTTGAAAAGCAGGTGCGGCCGATTTACCAAGTTGGTCACCAATAGTTGCACCTAAAGTAGCGCCTGGCGCTCCGCCTAGAATACCACCAATACCAGCTCCTAATGTGGTACCAATAGCACCACCTATTCCCTCAACCTGTTTGCTTTTACTCTTGGTATTTAATGAGTCAAAAATATCTTTACCTGCTATTGCAGCACTCATAGCAAGTGATAATCTACCACCCCATGTTGTACCTAACTCTGAAATATTATTCCCGACTGTACCTGAACCAAGTTTAGAAGTAATACCTTTATTAATATTTGTACCAGCATTCTCACCGACTTCACTAGCGGCTTGTTCAATACCAGAATGATTTAATTTCTTTTTAAGACCATCCAAAGAATCAGTAACATCATTAATTTTTACAGCAAAATTAGCAGCTTTATCAGCCACCCAAATGCCAGCTAATAAACCACCGATAGTTTTAAGTGTCTGTTCATGCTTAGCAATTCCAGATACAAACTGATTTAGAATCTTTAATGGATCTTCTGCTTTCTTTCCGTTAGTGTGAACTAATCCAAAAGCTGTACCAATTATCTTAATAGTTCCTGCAAAAGTATCCCAAGCTCCCACAGCAATATCTTTAACAATAGTTCCTAATGAACCTGTAATACCTTTTAAATCATCGCTGTGTTTTCCTAAATAACTAAAGAAATCGGACACATTATCTGCTAATTGTCCGACACATTTTGCAATGCCTTTAATAGTATTCTCAAACTCTTTAGAGCTAGCAGCTTTAGCTAATCTATCACCAATTTCTGTAATAGCTGGCAATGCAGCAGTAGCAACAGTCATAGTGATTGCATCAGCAGATTGTTTCAATCTATCTAATGCTACCTTGCCTGTTTCACTGTTCTTTTGAGCAAGTTTTCCGACATAATCATTTTTAGCTGAATCAGCTACCTTTTGATTCAATTCACCTAATTGCTTAGAGTTTTCAGCAAGAATCAAACCAGCTTGTTGACCAGTTGTACCAAATAGATCATGAAAAATGTCAGTCTTTTTGTTCTTGCCCATACCTTGAGATTTTTCACGTAACAATCCAAAGATATCAGTCATAGACTTCATATTACCTTGATTGTCAGTAAAATCCTTTGTGCTTAATCCCAATTCTTGGAGTGCTTCGGAACCACCTTTAGTTGGTGAAATCAAACTATTAATTGCTTTACGTAATCCAGTACCAGCTTTATCAGCTTCCAATCCGTTATTCGAAAGAATACCCATTGCACTAGAAGTTTCACTCAAACTAAATCCAGCTTGATGAGCAGTTGAGCCAACGTAACTCATTCCGACACCCAAGTCACTGAATCCTGTGGCAGTCATATCAGCAGCATAAGCTAAATCATTAACGGCAATCTTGGTATTCTTAACCATTCCTGATGTAGAGGTTGTACGCATACCGAAAGCTTCTAGTGTTTGAGATGATACTTTAACGACATCAGCAAAATCATCACCAGAAGCTACAGAACCTTGTAATTCTGACTTCATAGCTCCTAATGCTTGCTTGGTGTCATACCCACGCTTTATTAAGTCTTCATAACCATCAGCAATTTCTTGTTGAGACTTACCATACTTTAAAGCATATTTCTGACCATCTTCTTGCATTTTGGATACGTTTTTAGTAGCCTCAGCTACTTTTTCGCCACCAGTTTCAGCCAAGTTAGTAATTTGCTTATAACTGTTTTCAAGGTCAACGGACTTCTTAGCACCACTGACAAACATAGCCGTTACTGCTGCGCCTGCTATACCTGCTGTCATAGCCATACTCTTCAAATTGCCAATACTATTTTTTACAGATTGATTCATGTTGCCAATAGCCGTTTTAGAACTAGCAGCAGCTTGTCTAATTCCCGTGAAATGAGTTCCCATTCCACCTAGTTCAGAGCCAAGTTCACGATAACGAGTTCTACTTTTAGCAATTTCTGTACCAAGTTCATTCACACGCTTAGCCTGAGTAGCATATTCTTTAGAAGTTGCTCCAGACTTAGTTTTAACATTGTCTAGTTCACTGGCTTCCTTAGAATATAGTGAGTTGAGTTCTTGAATACGTGATTTCAGTGCCGTTCTTTCGGTCGCTGATGCCTTAATAGATTTACCTTCGGCTTGATACCTTTGAACTAATGATTCAGAAACAGCCTTAGCGCTTTCTATAGCTTGCTTTTGCTCTTTGATCCCCGTGGTATAGAGATTTAAGGTTGATTTAGCCCGCTCTTGTTGCAGAACCATGTTGTTCAATTGACGTGTAGCTGTATTAACAGTATTTGTGTATTGAGTATATTTCTGACTACCCTCTGTGGTAGTTCTATCGAGATTACTCATTTCAGACTGTAATCTATTGATGTAGTTACGCTGTCCTTCGATAGCTCTACCTAAACCCTCGGTCTTTGCTTGATATGCTGACTGATAGTTGCCATTGGCACGTTGGACTTGCTCATTGATTTTCCATTCAGATGTTAGAGCCTTGACTTGGTTTCTTAAAGATTGAATTGAACCCTCAGCTTGAACTGAATCAATATGAATACCAGTGTTTAGCTCCATATCTTTTGCCATGTATTAACCTCCTTTCTCTAAAATTGAAGAAACACCACCCGTTTTAATAAAGTCAGTCAAACTCATAGGACCAACATTGTTATTAGGATTATTGGACTCGCGCTTATCATCTAAGATTTCTGCAAGTACAAAAAATGGCTGAGACTCAACTGTTTCCAAGTCCCAACCTGTTTGTTGCATTATTTCTTTTTCATAATTTAAAAAGTCTTGGTAGACGGTAAACGGGTCTACTTGTTCCGTCTCCGTGGCTTTTTTGGGTCAATGTCCTCATCATCCGATGTAATACCATGAGCAATTCGACCGGCTAGCGCTCCAGTTTCAGGACCCGTCATGTCATCAAGCATTGATACTTGTTTAGGATTTAATTTCAAAATTTCCTTAATGTAATTGATAGGAACGTTTTGTAAATCCAAAGCAGCCTTTGAAGCTGAATCAAAACTATTCATGATTTGTTCGGCAATTTCTCTATCACCCATATCTTTTGTTTCGACATTATCAGTTTCATCAGCCACAGCCATCATATGTTTATTCTTGTTACTTAAATTTGTGTAATAGGCATATGACAATCTCATATTTTTATTACTTTTTTTGACCGTAAAGCGACGGCCGAACGCATTAATGTACACGATATCTTTAGACATTGATTAAAACTTCCCTTCTATTTTGTTGTATCTGTATTATTTGCTGGTTGTGATGCAGAACCATCTGTTGTTAGTGGCATTCCATAAATTAATTGTTCCCACTTACTTGAATCATAATTTGGTTCATTTTCTAAAGCTTCAAAGTATGCGAAACCATCTGAATCACGATCAGTAGCACTAAATGTAAGTTGTTCTTGATCGTACACAGTTGTATTTGTATTAGTCTTTGGAGCAACAGTAGTTAAATGGAATGTTCCTTTAACTAAAGCTAAATGAGCACCCACACTTTCGTCTGTTGCATCGTGAGAAATCATCTCAAATACGCAATATGGTGATTCTGTCTTCTTACCGATACCGGCAATACCACCGTCAAATGTTGCCATTCCTAAAATCTTGCGTCTAATGTCTTGTGGAATAGCATTGGCTACAAACGCTACTGAAATAGCGCCATGTCCTTTAGAACCAGCTTTCCATTCTTGGTCTGAACCATAAATTGGTGTAATAGTTGGTGAAATATTTGAAATTGTTGCACTAACTACAGAACCCTTCTTCTTAGGTTCAACTGTAAAAATATTATCCTTATCAATTGTTTCCGTATCATCTGTGTAAATACCGATACGTGCTAATTCAAAACCTGATAATGCCATTTAAATGACCTCCGTTTTTTCGTATTTCATAGTTCTCGTCAAAAAACCCGTATCTGGATCAACGTCCGGATACGAGTCATATTGATAAAACCAATGTTTTTCTAATTCTTGATTAATAATTAATTCAGTTCTATCTGGTAATGTTTCTCTACGATAGAATATTTGTATTTCGATTTGACTATCCTTAGTAGTGCTAATATCACTTGCACGACCAGAATAAACACTACTAATTTCAGTAATAAGTACAGTCGTCTCATCAACTTCGGTATAGTCTTGCGGAATATTTTGAGTAAAAAAATAGGACGGGTTAATTTCTAACTCATCCGCTCGTTTTAACAAAATATCCTTAACTTGTTTTGCAATCATGTTAGTCTCCTAACATTTCTTTATATTTTTTAACCTCTGCTGCTAATATTAAAGTCTTAGTTTCATTGATTGTTCGTTCTTGAAAGTGCAATCCCGGAACATATTTAGTGGTATGTTCTCTGGAACCTTTACCACCATGAGCCATATAACCGTCGTTTAAAAATCTAGCTAAATAACCATAATGACCGGTTGTATTTTTAAAGCCAACATAGGTTGCACCATCGATACCCTTATATTTAAGACTGATATCATCTGCCAACTTAATATTCGACCTGCGTGAATGTGGACCCTTGTGTAAACTATTGTTCAAGTTATTTCTAAGGCTTTCCTTATATACTTCTGCACCAGCTTTAGTCATAGCTTTTTTCTGGTTAGGAGTAAGGGATAGACTGGATAATTCTCTGTCTAATTTTTCTAAACCTTCAAGAAATTCCAATTTTATCTACCTTTTTTAAAGTTATTAAGTCAAATGAGCGTGGTGAATCATCAAAGTCTGGGGAACTACCAGCTAATTGATACAGCTGGTCTTTAAAACGTGCGTATTTAACGTCCTTTAATCCATCGGATTGATGTCTAATGATAAGAACTAAATCAAATGAATTTGGCGAACCCAATAATGTTATTTGTTGTGTCATCGACATTGTATAAATACCACACCAAAGACTTCTTATTTCTTCAAAGTCAGGTCTATTAGTTCCTTGCGGAGTTTCTACAAATCCCGCCTTACCTAAACTAACTCGATATTTCAATCTACTAGGATTGATATTCTGAACCATTAGCCTCACGTCTTTCTTTTTCTTTTAAATACTTACCTCGCAATTGAGCAATAATTGAACCATTGTTCATATCAACATTGTTTACACGTCCAGTCATTCCCGATGACCTAAATGTGTAATATGAACTGGCTAAGGCGATAACAGCAATTTCATACGAGCTTTTAACATTTGCAAGATCATAAAATCCCTTCATCAAATCATCATCATTACCAACAGCACCTTTAATATAATTTTCAGCAGCAGTCAAGTTACGATTCAAAATCGTGTCGTCTTCTGTATCATCGGCATCAATCCTTAAACTAAGCTTCAAATCACCTAATAAACTAGCCATGACTACTTACCAGCAGTTACGGTTGATGTATCAGCAGCAGTAGCAGTCTTAGTATCCACAGTTAGGAAATAGCCAGCATTTTCATCTGCTTTAACGATGTCGTAACGAGTACCAACTTGTAGATATTGACCATAAATACGATCATCAACCCAGCGAGCTGTGATTTGAGCACGATCAGCATAGAAAATAGCACGGTTTAAATCACCGATGAATGCATGTGCATCACCTTTAGCGCCGAATGAACTATCGTCAATCTTAAATACAGGGATACCTAAAATGGATGTGCCAGAAGCAGATTTAACATCAGTTTGTAGCAAGTAACGACCATTCCCATCTTTTAATGTGTCTAACCATTGATAGAATGAACCAGTGGCAACAATTGAACGATTGTAGGCTTGGTCCAAATCAATATTATTAATATGTTTCAAGTCATCGAGTGTCTTAATTGTTAGTGGTGCAAATGATTCAAAAATTGCTGCAATATCTGCATTTGTTGTATTAACTTTTTGTTCATTGGCATCATTTACTAAAAATGGAATCAAATCTACGGCTGAATCATCAATTGATTCTTGTGATACTGGTTCAGCTCCACGTCTTGTTTCAACAGCAAACTTAACATCTGTAAAGTTTGGTTTAGCAAGTTCAGGGTTTTCTTCCAATTCAGCAACTGTGTTTAACTTAGCAGTAGCCTTTTTACGAATTGGATATGAACCTGTGGCAGTAGCAACAGACTTGTGATTTACAAATTTTCCTAAATCAACAACTGTTTTAACTTCATCTTGAGGAATGTATGAAATTGCAGTTGGAATAGTTGGTTTAACATCGGCTGACTTAATACCATCTAGTGCGTCACGTGTAAGTTCACTTGGAATAATTAGATCCTTGTCTTTACCTTCTGTGAATTGAAGTTTGTCTGAACGAACTGTACCGCCTGAATGTAGATAATTATTTACAGCTGAACGCATTTCTTTCAATGGGTCCTTATCTTCAGTTACCTTAGAACGCTTAGCACCTTGTTCCGGAAACTTCTTAGAGCGGTCCTCCTTATCCTCATCGTCATCCTTTAGTTCGTTAGACAAGTTCTCTAAGTCTTGTGTTTGTTTAAAGCTTCTAACTAAATCCTTAAGAATATTGACCTTTTTATCCTTATCTTCTTGTTTATTATCGTTTGAACGAATAAATTCTTTAGCTTCGTCAATTTCTTTACGAAGTTCTTCTTTAGTTTTCATATAAATCTATCTCCATTTCTAATAGTTCTAACTCGTTAATGTTGTTAGACGTTTCTTTATTATTTTTCTTGCTCTCAAACTCTGATAGAGACCGCTTTGATACTGATGTTTCTTTATATGCAGGCATAGGGGTGATTGATAGTTCAAATAGGTCCCCTATCTGCGTAATATGGCGTGTGGCTGTATCTTTGTCTAAATCAGACCAATCATCGCCATCAATTGTGAAACCGAAACTACATCCCTTTAAGTTGCCATTTCTAACGTTCTCAGAAACATCATTTCCAAGCGTTGTTTTAGGAATTTGAGCATTAAAAAACAGCCCTCTATCATCAACTTGTAATGACAAAGTGCTGCTATCTGCTCTTGCTAAAATGTTATCCATATTATGGTTATAAAGTAGTTGTACATTGCTCATGTCCACATTGCTTAATGCTGAACGGTCAACGTACTCAATAAATCCGCCTAGATTTTCACTAGGTTGGTCAAAAACGATTGCATACCCAGATAATGTATTATAATCATCATCTTCTGAACGTTTTTCAAGTTTGAAATCACTATTATTGATTGCTCTTTGTTCCACTGTCTTCTTCGTCATTTGTATTATCACCTCCTTTCAATTTAATAGAACTGCCTTGATACGGTATATCTCCAGAAACAATGTCTTCTTTAGTCAATAAGTCTGAGTTACTACGAAGTAAAATCTTTTGAGCTGTCTTATAGCCGATAACACGATCAGTAACAAGTCCCCTAACTCGCTTTTCTACTTGTTGCCCATCAATATCAGAAATAGCATTGATATCATAATCAATTTCACCGTTTAATTTATTCTTAAACTCTGAAACGACGCCTCTAATATATCGACCGATTGTTTGAGCATATTGGATAGCAACCATTTCAATATTCGAATGCTCTGATTCACTGCCTAAATAGTCCTGTGGGACGCCGTAAACCTTTGCTATTTGGTCACCGGTCCAATCCGTGGATGTTAATAGTTTTGAAATATCGCGATTAACTTCTAATGCCTGGTAATCTTCCAAGTCATCAAGTACAACGATATGACCATTCTCAGCTTGATGTTCAAATGCCTTTCGGACGCTATCTTTAGTTTCGCCTTCTAGCAATCCGCCTTTATTGATTTTCAGCAAACCGGTAATGTTAAGACCATTTTTCATTGCTCCTAAAGCTAGTGACTTATTAGCATCTTGTAATTGAAGCTCTTTAGTCAATGCTCTAAGCGGTGATACACCAATCAATCCACCATCTAAAGACATAGTTTTTAAATGGATAATTTGACTTGCTGGGACATTTTTCATATCAATCTCTTCAGTATCAGGAAAATTAATATCATAAGTTAATTGAGTTCCATCGGCTGACTTATAGATATCTACTTGAGATGGCTTTAAGTATTCTAAGTGGTCACTTCTTCCTGACTTATCACCCCAAACTAATGCATAGGCATTACCAGACAGCAACATCTGCGCGTACATTGAACGCCAGAATGCAAAGCTATTAGTAAGCTGACTAGGATTAGTTAAAACCTTATTTGTATATTGATTAGTAGTTTTAAAATGCACACTAGCCATGTCCTCGGCTAACTTATTGACCACTGCATAAATATCAGAATATTTAAGTGCTTCGTGTGCTGAAATAAAATCAGAGTTAAAAACAATCTTATTGTCTTTAATCGAATAACCTAATCCTGTATATCCACTTCCTAGCGATGTATAAGGCTTTGAAGACGGTCTTAATGATCTAAAAATCATATATTCACCTCCTTTCTATTCAGGCGGTTATTTGGTGGGTTTATTAAGAATCAACGCTACTAAAATTAAAGTGACACCAACTACATAATTACCTACTGTCACTCCAAAATGATATGTAGTCACATCAATTACAATCAATGCCAATAAAAAAAGCACTGTATCTAAGTTAATTAGAAGCCAGTGCTTAAAACTATTAAATTTTATTACTAAATTTTTAACCATTGGTCTCCCTTCTAAAAGCTAAATTTACCTGAGTTCAAGTATTTTTTAATATCATCATCGGAATATCTCGACAATGGATCGTCACGGTCTCGCATATCGTTGAAGTAATACATTGCCTGATACATTGCATCAATTAAGGCATCGACCACATCAATCTTTAATGACTGTTTAGACTTTCCAATTTCCATACCAGCCCTGTTCTCGCCGACTTCGGCATTCATAAGAGCCTTTTTCATAATTTCATCATCTTCATGTGAAATATTTCTGTGAAAGAAGCTATCCTGAATATATTTAATTGATTCAGTTAACATGTAAGAAGTTTGCTTGATAGGCATGATATTCCAATCAGTTTTATCATTTAATGCTTGCGTAAAATTATTAGTTCTCAATGCATCATAGCCAAAAAATAGAACATTCAAATTATTCTCTTCTACAAATGTCATAAGCCACGTATAAACTTGGTCTAAATTAATAAGTCCACGCTCGTTATTGGTAATCGTGCAATAACCTAGTTCAGCAAACTTTCGATATTCAATTCCGTCTGATTTTTCCTTAGATGAAATTGACCCCATTAGCTTCCACGGAATAAAAGAGTGTTGCATGATATGATAGCGTTCCATTCCGTTCTCTTTATACGGAAAGATAAATGTTAATGACGTGTTATCAGATGTAAGACTGGCATCAAAGCCAATGTAAACATCTCTGCCGCTTATATCAAAATCAGTAGCAGATGTAGTAGCTTCCCAATCATCTAAATCAATATATGAATTAGTTTTGTAATCTAACCAAAGATTTAAATTCTTGTTAGCAAATCTAAATTCTTCACCAGATAGACGTTTATCATCAAGTTCTTGTTTCAAACCTGACATTAAATTATCATGTTCCGATTGCAACAATAATAGAGGGTTACTCTTAGCCCATGTCTCAGGTTTGTTCATTTCATCTTCGCTATCTTGAGCCCAAATTAAAACTAACTTACGGTCTCCCTCTTCATGTTCATCACGTTCCATAATCTTAATAATGGAATCTTCTTCTTGTTTAAAAGGAACCGTAGAATCAGGATAAGCAGTAGAAATTTGAGTAAATTGAGAGTTAGGAACTTTAACTTGTCCAGAAGTGATTTTACTGGTAACAACAGAGTGATTAGTTTCGCCTGCTTCATCAAAAACGGCAAACAAAAAGTGATAAGAATCGAACTTACCACTCTCTGCTGACAATTGTAATAACCTATTATTCGTATTACGTTGGATTACTTTATTATATTGAACATCTAAATCAGTTTCTTTTTTTATTCTTTCAAATAAAACGTTTTTATCAATGATTTTATTCATCATCGTTGAAATATAACCATAAATCTTTCGTGCTTGGTCTGTAATATTTGAAGTAACCATTAAATCTTGATTATCTAATCCCATTGTTTCTATTAAATAAGAATAGCAAGCAATGATAGACATTAAATATGTCTTGCCTTGACCACGAGCAACAGAAATAATAACTGAACCATAACGTTTATTACCAGTCTTAATTTCTCGCCAACCAAACATAAGACAAAGAATAAAGTTTTGCCAATCCATCAATGGTACTGGTTCACCCGTATCAACATTTGGACAAATATCTGCGAAATTTAAAACTTGTTGACACTTTTCAACATCATAATAATAAGGATATTTATAATCAGAATCTTCAACACATTGGAGGTCTCGTAATTGTCTGTATGCTGCAAGTTTCATATTGTATCCAGAGATAACCTCCAAATCTAAAACTCTAAAGGCATATTTTGTACCTTCATCTCTATACTTTTCTCTAATATCACTAAAATCTCTTGAGCGATACTCATTTAAAAGTTTAAGTGAGCGCTGACTACGTTTTATCTTAGATAAATCCATTTACTAACCTCCAAACTTCTTTAATTCTTTTTGAATATCAATATCATCGTCTTTTTTACCATTAACTCCTATACGTTGAGAGTGAGAGTTAAAATCAATTCCAAGTGTCATACCAAGACTTCTTAAAGTCTTAGAACAATTATCAACGATACCAACAGCAGGGTTCTTTTTTAAATTTCCATTTTCATCCATATAAACTTGACCATGTTCTGCAATACTATTAACCGCATCTAGGTACATTGCATACTGTGTGCAGAACAATTCGAGATTAGTCTGATCTAGTACACTAACCAATCCGACTGATTCAAGCTGCGGAACTAATGACTTCCACAACTTCTTAGCTTCTGGCATTAGATAGCTTGGTGCTCTCTTAGGTAGCTTTTTAAGCCCTTTTCTAGCTTGTTTGACAGCTGTTTGACGTGCCTTTTGTTCTGGATGTTTAGGGTCTACAATCGCTAAATTAGGCTTTCTACCTGCGTTTCTTGGGTTCAACTTCTCACCTCCTACGTTAAAAGTTTAATTTTCGGACTTTCTTTTTACCTCATGCCCACTATGCGAGCTGTCTCCCTGACACACATGGGCGGGGGTCTATTTTGAAAAGTTCGGTAGTTCTGAAATATCTTTTAATAAAATATCTTTTTTAATTTTTTGACTACTCTGATAACCTGTGTGATAAAACTTACGTTCCCAATCTGTCTTGCGACTATGACATCCACGACAGATTACAGCTAAGTTTGATATGTCACGAATTAGTTCAGGTGCAACTTGAGCTGGTACGATATGGTCAACTGTATTAGCTGGTCTCACAATGCCAAAGCGATAGCAGTATTTGCAAATGTAATTGTCTCGTTCAAGAATTGACAATCGAATGTGTTTCCATTCTCTTGAATGATAGAAACTATCACGTTGTTTTCGTTCGTCAGTAGCACCACGAGCAGTAGCATTGTACTCATGTGTATGTTGCTTAATGTGTGAACGTTGCTTAGCTATACGTTCCTCATATGCTGGCAGGTCTGCTATGTGTTCATTACAGAACGGTATGTTACCAGCCACTAAGTTATGACAACCACTATGCTTACATCTTGTTACGAACATGATTACATCTGGACCTTTCAATTGCTTCAAAGTCTTCTAATGCAATAAAGTTACTAGGAACATAATTAAGTAGACCTTGAAGCTTAACTTTAGGCGTTGTTATGTACTCTTCATCATTCTTCATTGCTGTTATCCCTCCAATATAAAAAGGATAGCCGCATGACTATCCCTCTTGTTTAATAATTAACTAAGATACAAAACATTAATTAATTATTTTTGTTATAGATTTACTTTACTAAACTTCAACTCTACTTTGCATTCACTTCCGCTAGTAAAGAATGTGGCTGTTATTTTGTTATATTTTGATAGCCATTTTTTCCTTACGTCTGGTTCAGTAAGTGATTTTAAAACTTTATCAAACATTCTTTTATCTTCTGTCGTGAGTAAATCTTTTTTACTTTCACCCGAACCCGATATCTCAAACTGTTTGATTGCGGATGAATCATCTTCACATATGTAGCAAACTGATTTAACTACTTTGGAATAGTTCAATACTGCACTGAACTGTTCAATCATACTTAATATATGTGGATCCGACGTCTTTGTATCAAAGTCCCCTAGCAATGTATCATTGGTGCCGTCACCTGCTTTGAAATCTAGTTCAGATACAAGTAACATACCTGCATTTAATACATCTTCTGTATTAGACATTTTTATTTTCCCTCTTCCGGACCTAATATTTTTGTACTTCCAGTCCTATATACTTATAATATAAATCTTTTGCTAAAAAGAGGAAAATAAAAGACCGATACAATAATGTATCAGTCAGTGGCGTATTAGATACGCGTTGTATTAATAATAGTGTGGGTTGGAATCGAACCAACATCTAACTAGTATTCGTTCTACCATTTTTGAACTACCACACTCTCCATGACACTCCCAGCACTGGCTAAGTGCTACTATACTATCCTCTATGTGTCATGCCCACCAAATATAGTGTGAGTAGGATTCGAACCTACGATTTTTCCTGTCCTGCTTAGAGAACTGTTCAGCTTAGTGAACTATCACACTACTGTTTATTAGCCTTAACGGTTACACGTCTGCTCCCCTCATCATCACAGTCTCACCTACGTACGAATAGTAGGAATAAGCTTCACGGCTAATATTATTTAAGCATTCATCAGGCAACGCCTATGTTAATACCATCAATGACTATGATCATTATCCAAGTGGACTGTTTTCATAATCAATATAGCTAGGCATGGAATCGAACCATGCACCATCATTTGTCTTTAGCGTTACCCTTTGCGCCACTAGCCATCAGTTGTTTTATCGAAGGAATTAAATGAGGTTTCCTTTTAAATTTTGTATGACCATTTTCCGCTGGCCAACGTATCAAGTAGGGATTGAACCTACAACCTTTCGGTTAACAGCCGAATGCTCTACCAGTTGAGCTATTGATGCAAAACAGTGATATGCTCATCACTGCCAAATTGGAAGGCATTTTTAACTTTTACTAGGATGCAACCTAGTTGCTGAAATTATCAGCAATGTGAGAATCGAGACTCGAACTCGAAAGTTAATCAAAGTGTTTATGTTAAATCCAGGGTTAAAATTGTTTGGTCTTTATTAACTTGCCCAATGCTTTCTCACAGTATACAGAGAGTTTCCACACTCTCTGTAATGTCGATTAAACGGCGAATGCCACGCCATTTGTAAATATATTGAGGTGAAACAGTTGCACTTTGGCTAACTGTCTATGCTACTAATTTACTACTTCCAAACCCCTTAATCGTGCCACAATCGTGCCAACTTTTTTAGGGTTCATAAATATCTAACTCTCGTGCTAGTCTCTGAAAGAAATCTCCTTTAAGTCGTTTGACCGTTCTAACAGAACAATTAACAATGTGATCATAAGATAATCCTTCAACTGTATACGTTCGATACTTCTTAAAATACAATTCACTAATAATCTTTTGAGTTTCTAAGTCTGATTCAAAAAAGCACTTTTCGACTGCTGATTTTTCTCGTTCAAGAACCTTAAGCCGCTTGTCTGCATCAATAGTAACCATCATCTGTTCTTGTGGTTTAGATATCTTACTAGACTTACCACCGCCAACATTCTCATCAATTTCACGATGTGGAATCATTAGTTCCTGCTTGCGCTCCTTGATATACTTTTCAAGTTCCGGGTAATCCTTTAAAATTGCTTCTACTCTAATACGTACGTCTGATCTAATAATGCTCACCTCTAGTTTTTTCTAGTCTTCCCAATAAATACGAGCGTTTACTCTATAATCAAGGCATTCAATATTATCAAAACTAAATACCATAGACTCATTCATTGTTGCAACTTCTATTAATCTACTTTTTCTATATATTGTTGCCACTGGTTTTGATTCTTCGCGGAAAGCAAACCCTCCGGTTTCTAAAATCACTTTAATTACTACGGGATTGTCGTCCTGCTCTTCTAATTTAGGCAGTGGCTTGGGATGCGACGGAACTTTAATTTTACGATTCTTATTGTGATTTAAGATTGATTGTGCAGGAATGCGTACAAGCCAATAGCAAATTACACCTATGATAAAACCAATTGCTATATTCATTTACTCACCGTCCTCATTAATACCAAGGTTGCAGCTAACTGATTGATAACATTCAATTCTGTTTAAATTGAATACAGCAATATTTGCTGGTGGATATACATCGTTGTATTTATTGTGCATAGGACTTAATTTGATTCCATCTTCGCAAATAAATATAACCGCTCCATCCTTGATTTCAGTTTTAATAACATTTGAAACTGTCGCTTTAGTATGATCAATAAATCTTATTTCAAAGTCTCGTTTAAAATAGTATTTATCTTTTTTAAGAAAGGGTGGAGTCTGTGGTACTGGACGTTTATTTTCATGATTTACTTTAAACATGTTTTCTCCTATGTCATGACGTATATTTATATTGTGTTGAGTTTGTAGAGCTGAACTAAGCTTTGTTGAGCTTGTCTATATCAATCTCATGTTCTTCGATTTCGTAGAACTTAGCTCCCATTTTTTTAGTTTGTTTAATAATAAGACTATGGTCATCGCTAATACTTTTAAAAGTCATGGCTTTTACACGATTACTGGTAAACTTTACAGAACCTATGTTAGTAGTCCAACCGATTAAGTCTATTTTCTCTAAATACATGCCACCTAATTTTGCTACATACATTATTCAATTTCCTCCAATGGAAAATCTAAAGTTTCATGATTATCTCTATAAATTGGATCATTAAGATTAGCCAAGTAAGCTGTTACTTGATTGCGATTAGCAAACTCTTTAATTTCTTCGGTTCCATCTGGTGCCACTATTCTATATTGCATTTATTTGTCCTCCAAGTTTGATAGAGAGAGTATTAATATTGCTAGGCTTAAGATCATAGTTCGAATTGAACCGTTTGTGGCAGAAAGTATGACTATGGTTAGCACTGACAGAACAACAGCAGTTTCTGACATTATTCTCATTTACTTAATTTCCTTCCACATACCGGACAAAAACTAATTGGAGTTATTCCTACGCCATCGCCCTCTACCATCAGATAATATTTATTAGGTTCTGCAAGTTCTTTCAAATAAAAGCTTTTATCAATGTCATCATTTGTTTTTATGATGATTGCTCCTTCATAATCTCCATCAAAACCTTTAGTTGATTGATTATATCCAATGAATTCCTCACCATTTACATCACAATATTCACACATTACAGTTTCCTCCCACAATGTGGACAATAGTTAAACGTTCCTACTGTCCCAGTAGTTCCGCCATCTGATTTCCCATCATTTCTATCGACTGTTCGATATACTCTTAACTTAAATTGATTTCCCGACATGATAATTTTGACCTTTAGCTTGTCTTTCCACAGCGTTGGCGTCCAATCTGTGATATTGACTTCCTTACCATTACAGTATTCACACATTATTTGACCTCCTTAAAGGTTTCAGAGAATACGTTTGGTGAAATATTCCATTTATGATATCCGTCTATGGTTTGAACAATCCATTCTCCAACAACTAGATCAGTTAAATATATGCCATCATAGAATACACAACAGCCATCGCTATCATATTCATAATCCAAGTTGTATTTTTGAATCATAGCTAAACTACCGTCAAATTTTTCAGCCTTAAATTTTCCTGTGTATTCTTTAATCATCAATACAATTCTCCGTTCTATAAGAATCTAATACGCCAGCTAGGTCGTCCATCATCTCAATAGTTAAATTAAGTTGGCTATACTCCATTGACGTATGATTCAGAATTAGCTGTTCATCATCAACTAAATAACTGATAGCTTCGTTCAAAGTATTAGATGTAACCCTGATTGCATTCTTTTCAACTTTATTCATAATCAGTACCCTTTTCTGAATCGAAATAAAGGCTCCAGCCTTCTAAAGAGACCGTAAATTCTTTACCGCATTTAGAACATTCCCAATCGGTTGTATCTCCTTCTTCTCGAAGCACTTCCATAGCATCTGAATAATTGTGATCTATATATCCACAATATGGACAAGTGATCCTATCAGAGCCAAAACAATCAATATCTTTCATAACTATCCCCTACCTTTCGAACTTTGCATAATTTGCAAATGTCGTAATATCAAATATTTGATGGTTCACATTCAGAACGAATAGCATTTAAGCAGTCCCAAACGGTTAAAACGTTATCTTTACTAACAATTGCATTGTAAAGGTCTACATCTAGTTGATTCCTAATTCGACCGTTATATAATTTGGCTAATTCTAAAACCATCATATCTTGCGGTAAATTGTATGTTTCAAACCAATCAGTCCAGACTTTAGGCATAACGGGTTTTGAATTCATTATTCGTCCTCCTCACGCTTGATCAGTTTCGCACCTTCAATTTCTTTAATACTTTCAGTTAGGAGTTCGACAGTATCAATATTGGGGTCTGCCCACTTGCGATTAAGTAAGTATTGTCTAAACTGTTCGATTGTCACACGATACTCTGTGAAGTCCATTGGAATCCAACCACTTCCTGAACCAATATCAAAAGTCACTTCTAATGAATCATCATCATTTAAACTAACTATTGTCTTGTCCCAGTAGTAACCATCATCAGAACCATATTCAACAAGTGGTACTCCAATTGTTCCTTCCGGACAATCTATATATTTAGAAGGTTCAGTATTCTTCAACAATTTAATTAAATACTCTTTGAACTTAACTGGTGATTTCAACAATTGTGAAACTTCTTCATACGTCATTAGTTTTCCTCCGCATAGCTAACAATCTTGTACTCACCATGCCAATATGATTTAATACCGCTCATTGAACGTTTAGCCACATTTATATCAGTGAATGCTTTTGTCTGTTCGAAAGTTGACGCATGCTTATCTCTAGCAGGTTCCCACCTGCCTGAATCATTTTTCTCTAAAATCACATATAGTTCCATAATTAATTACCTCATTTCATTTTCTTAAATCAAAACAAACTCATTTCCTTATTAGAACCAGACTCCGATTGAAAAACTATTGCTGTTAGGCCCTTCATTCGACTTATTCCTTTGTCAAACATATCTAAATTCATAAACCAATTTTTGCCAATGTCATATATCAATTCGTTTTCAGAATTAATAAACCATCTGTTACTTCTCATTTGAGTTCCATTAACGTTAAATACTATTTCTACCGAATCACAATAATAGTTATGCCCATTTGCATCTACCCTATATAAACGCCCACGTGTAGGCTTATCAGGTCTAAATAACCCTTTTAGTTGTTTGGAATTCTTTACTTGGACTACATTCATTTATTCGTCCTCCACTGGAAACGCAAATGTTTTATATCTTGGATCAATAGCTTCGATTTCTGACATGGTAAATTGTGTTTGATAATCGTCGTCTTCGTCATCATTATCGCTAACGAAATAACCATGAAAAGAATGTTGATAATTCAAGTAACCTTCATCTCGGTCTAACAATTTCACATAGTATTTTTGTTCAGGAAACTTAGCGTCACCTATATAAAGATCAATCAAGTCTTTAGCAAATTGTGTTTCTTCTTCGTCGTTCAGTCCCCAATAATATGTATTTAAAGAACTGTAAAGGTTTCTATTGTTCATAAAATCACTTAATAAGTACAACGCGCTAGCATGTGTTTCCTTTAATTCTTTATATTCAGCTCGTTTTTCTTTGTTCCAATCAATAATTCTTGTCATAACAATCTCCCTAGTCTACAATCTCAAATTGGTCTTGATTAAACTTTGTACCAGTTAATATAAATTTAAGTTCACCTTTAGATAGCTCTAGCGCTTTTGATATGTTATTTGAAAATTGAACATCGTAATTTGTTGTTAAATAAAGGTCGAAACCATTCAAAGTTGCATTTGCTAACCGATAGATGTGCTTTTCTTCCTCAAACTTGGCCTTATCATTAATGTAATCAGCAATATCTTGAAACAATTGCTCGTCGTCATATTCGTCTTGAATAACATCTATTAATTCTTTTAAGGCTGGCAAATGTTCAAATGAATTTTGCATAATCTCATACAATGGAAAATCATAGTCCTCGCTTAATTTCTTAAAATCGCTTTGTACTTCCTTTGAATATCCCGTTAATACTCGTTTTTCTGTCATGTTTGTGTTCTCCTCATTTTTTGAATAAATTACCCAAGCTTTTGCAAACTCTTCTGACCCCATAGTTTTCTCCTAAACGATTGGCACTAGTCTGTATCTGGCGGTATGGTGTCTCTGCTTGTACTTGCTTGTACGATAGTATCTAAGCGACGCAATAGAAATATCCGTTACTTCTGCAATTTCTGAATACGTGCCCGAAACAACATAGTCACCATTCTTATAGAATTGAAATCTTCGCTTCTTAGCGGTTGATGTTCCTTTGTGATTTTTGTAAGTAAGATATCCATTGATGATGTATCTATTCAATTGATATTCCTTGATTCCTAGCATTTTAGCAGCGTTAGCTTTGGTCATATCCGCATCAAGTAGACGTTGTGCAACTTCAATATCAATCCCTAGTTCAGATTTAACGATTGGATCAACACCGTGATTGAATCGTTTTCTGATAGCAACTAACCGTTTGTCAAATAAGTCAGCATTTTTAACGCTGCCGTAATCTGCTTCAATATCACATACAATTGGAACTATAGATGTCATGATTTACACCTCCACACGTGTAAACATATCGGCTGTAAATTTAGTATGTTGGCTTAGGAATTCTTGAAATTGTTTATCTGTTAATTCTTGATATTTGTTAGTGGAATCAGACCATACTTGCAATGTATAGTAGTCATCCTTAAGCGTTAAATAGATAGCTCCTTTGTCTGAATTGATATCAGCCAGTCTGTACATATGTTTAGGCTGCTGTAACTCGTAATTATCGAAATAAATATCTGTAATAATTGGAATTACAGTATCGTCAGACGACCATGTATCTCCGAGGTCCAGCTCTGTAAACATATTTCCCAGACTTCCGAATCCATCTAAATAGTCTCTAAGAATTTGTCCTAAAAAATTATCTTCTTTAGCTTTATTAATGTAATCTACTAATCTTGTATATTTACTATCTAGTTGTCTTTTCATTAGTCTAAATCCTCCACGGGTGTGAAATAATCTGATGTTAAATTGGTATTGGATAACAGTGAATTCAATTTTGACTTGGTCATTTTTGCATCACAATTTTCGCTTAAACAATTTACTTCTTTTAATCCAATTGAATCGTTAATATCATATTTAAAAGCATAGAGTGAAGTTCCAAATCTTCCATCCACTCCGTTAAATCTCCAATAACATGTGGGCTCTTCAAGTTCGTAATTACTGTTATAGATATCAATAATCGTTTCAACTAGATCAATGATTTCGTTGTCATATAAACAAGTTGTATAAAGCTCTTCAAGAATTATCCATAACTTACTGCCTGGGTTATAACAGTCTTTTGCTTGTCTAGTTGCATCATCTAAAATGTTGACCAGCGTTTTTTCGGGCTTCTGTTCATTTACGTAATCTACTAAGTCCTTATATTTACTGCTTAATTGTCTTTTACTCATAATTTTCTCCTCTATATGTCATGATGTATATTTGTGATGTGTTGGCTCATTAAGCTGGTCAGTGGTTAAAATCCATATCCCACCAGTTCCTCATCTATTATTTTTAATGCATCTTCTGGACTTCGTGCTATACCGTGGATAATCCCATGATTAGCTAACATGTAATGAAATTGAATCTGATCATCACGTGCACGTCCTGTTCGTTTTTTTACTTCAATAAAGAATATCTTTCCATTGCTATCTTTGAATCCAGTTAAGTCTGGGAAACCGCTAGGTGGTCCAGCACGGAAATATCCGCCCCGTTTCATTTCCACAGTGCCTGTATTTGTTCTAAAGATGTGACAATTGTGTTTACTTACGTCAATCATGATTTGTGTTTGAATTTCGTGTTCTTCTGTCTTGTTTATACATATCACTCCAAAATATGAAGGGTTATATGAAGGGTTGGTAAACTGCTATAAGCCTTACAGCTGTATGGTTTCAACCCATATTTTTTTCTATATGAAGGGTTGTATTAAAACTTTTATGATATATATTCATGTACCTATATATATTTATTCTTTTTTTATTATTACTTTTAAGAAAGTAACCCTTCATATATATAAGAATAGGTGTGAAACACTGTCTGGCACTAGGGTTACAGCGTGTAACAAACCCTTCATATTTCACTCTCAACCCTTCATATTATTTAATCCATTGCAATCTGGTATCAGTCTTCATGCACAACCCCACATAGATGTTTCCATTCATCGTATGCTTGCGATCAAACTTCTGCATGAGTTCCTTGCCAAACTTAGTGTTACTCATCTTGTACTGACCATTTTCATCAGCCCAATTCTTGTATTGCTTATATAATTCACTAGATTTAACTTGATATTTCTCACCTGTATCACACATCTCATCAACAAATGCGCTAATAACATCCATTTCTTTACGATATCCCTCACTAGCATTCTCAATAATCGCTGGGGTGTGGAGGCCATGTTGTTGCCACTTCAATGCTCCATCTACTGCCCAATTTAAAATTCCAATTGATTCACGTGCTAGTTTGTACTTCAAATCCTTATCGACCTTGTCATCGGGAATCTGAACTGTGAACGGGATCAATCTGATACGTCTCCAAATACCATCATCAGTTCCACGAATAATCGGCTTGTGGTTAGTTGCTAACCAGAGCTTAAATTCTGGTTCAAACTCGAATTCCTTACCATACAATTGACGTGCAACAACCTTATCTCCACCAGTCAATTGTTTAACTAGTCCTTCGTCCATTCTTAAACCTTCATTAGGCTCGGAACTGGTTACTAATCTTGCTCCCGCTAGTCTCGCAATATCAGAGTTAGGACCGCCAGAATTTTGCTTAACCATGATTGAACTTGCTTGAATAGTTTTTGCATATGTTCCTAAAATATTGCTGATCGTTTCTAGGAATACTGACTTACCGTTTCGACCATTTCCATAAAGAATAAACATAATTTGTTCTTTGATTGAACCAGTCATTGAATATCCGACAGCTGTTTGAACGTAATCAATTAGTTCTTGATTGTGGTCGAATATTTGATCTAAAAACTTAATCCATTCATCACAACCAGACTTATCAGAGTATTCAACGTTTGCTTCTTTACTAAATAATTTCTCAATGTCGTGGTCATGTAATTCCCCACTTGCTAAATCAATATAGCCGTTAGAAACATTTAATAATGTTTTATCAACATCGAATTCTCCTGGTGCGACTGGCACTCTGTGTTTTAATTCGTCCATGACAGCCTTTTTAGCTGAATTACTACGGGAATGTTTAACAAACTTGTCAAATGCTTTCTTAATAGCAACTTCTTCTTTTTCCTCTGCATTAGCTGGAATTTCTACTTTCTCTTTTCCAATGCTTTCTGTCATAGCATCAATTAATTGATGTATTTTGCCTGACTGGTCAACTTCCCAGTAGCTTCCATTAAATATGTACCAACATTTATTAATGTAGGAATATTTGATTAAATCACCAAACTGATCAATCACTCTATCGGTTTCGCCAGTATCATCCCACGAACGTCTTGGCAATTTCTTGTCAGGCTCTTTCATAAATTCAAGGTTGTAGTGCTTAACTGTTCTATGTTCTGGATTTGTAAAGACGTTGTTTGTATCGTTAATAGCTTTGTTCAGAGTTGCCACGCCGTATGTTGTTTTACCGTGTTTCTCATCCCATTTATCACGATATAAAACAGACTGTCTAAAAATAGCATCCATTTTACCAAAATCCCTACCCGTCCAAAAGGCTAGATAGTTAGCAAGTGCTAGGTCTGCTTCTGATTGAGAACCGTAAAGTTTTTCCCAACCGCCATACATGAGAGCCTTAAAGTTATCTCCACTCTTACTATTTATAGCTTGCTTGATAATTTCAAATTCTGATAAATTATTTGGCTCTAAGTCTGTGGAAGTCCTTATAGGGACAACCTTCTTCTCAGCTAAATACTTGTCGTATAAGACGTTTATATTAGCCTTATTGATAGTTTTATTACTGCCTAAACTTTTGCCTGTGAGGGCAAAGAATCGACCCTCGTCGTACATTTCTATGTTGTTCTTACGTCTACGATTACCGGGAATCTCACCTTTAAATATGATGTGAATACCTGTGCCAGATTGACTGACTTCTGTGTATGAGCGAGTAGCATTCATAAATTCTGTAACAATATTGTCCTCATAGTCACCTTGCTGATAGCGCATTAGGTCATCTTCCACATGGTCAATGTCAATCCCGGCATAACCGTTAGCGAAGAAAAAAGATAGTCCATCAAAATCATTAGAGTTTAATTTCAACTCTTCTAGTGCATGGTCAAACGTTGTCCACGTTGTAGGATCATTACTCTTAGCGTTATCGCCAGTGATGGCACTATATGGAATCTTAGTATTTTTTTTACGTTCAGGAACCCACTTTAATTTGAATAGACCCCACTGGTTCAGGTCACGAAGTTCTTGCGGTATTTGTTCATATGACATTAGCTTCTCCTTTAATTAAAATGGCAAATCTGAGTCAGAGACTTCTGGTGTTTGGTGGTCTACTGGATTAGGATCTTTAAATTTGTGTTGGACATTAGGGAATTTTGTTTCCTTAATACTCCAAGGTGCAATTTGATTGATTTCGGTTGTTTCACCGTTGTATTCATTTTCAGTTTTCTTAACATATACATTGACTGCTTTACCAGTAATAATATCCATAAATGATTGAACATCAGGAATATCAGTACCTTCTGGAACTTTGCAAGCGTCCAAAATGTATTGGAATCCTTGCATGTCATATTGATTAGTTGCGTGACGTTTCCAGTTGTCCATAAATACAACACGATTGTGATACTTCTTTTGATTTTCATCTGATCCGTCTAAGTCGTTTCTGACTACTAGTTTCAATTGAAGTGATTCAGCACCACTCTTAGTAGCTCGCTCTTGAGCTGATTGAATAATCATTTCATATATTCCTGTTGGTAACGGTTCAAAATTGCTTTCTTCGTTCTTTGAATAATCCGATTTAATAAATGACATTTAATTTGTCTCCTTTTAACTTTTTACAAATCCATGCAGCTTAGCCTGAAAGTAAGCCCAACCTGGTTTGTAATTTTTAGCTTTAGCCATTAGCTGAAAATCTCTAAAAGACTTAGCGTCTTCTGGTTTCATTTCGCTATATCTAACTTGTTCGTAATCTGTTTTAAACTTAAAATCTTTGGTAATCTTCTCGACCTTGGCTGACTTATCAACTTGCATACCCGTTGACTCAGTCGGTATTTCAAACCCGCATATTGGGCAAATACTGTAAGCAGCTGATATGACTGCGAAGCAATATGGACATGTTCTAATAGCTATCCCACTACTACTGGCACCCTTTTTCTTTTTACTACTGTTTAAACTCCACTTTCTAGGGGTGTCAGGTAATCCAAAACGTGTGTAGTTCGCAACGTGATCTATAATGGTTGCTGTCTTACCAGACTTATATCTCATACACCGCATTGATTGTTGAATGAATAGAGAGAGTGATTCGGTTGGACGTAACATAATTACCGTTTGGCAATCTGGAACGTCCACACCCTCGCCATACAATTCCGCGTTAACTAGTATTTGTACCTTGCCACTTCGAAAGTCATTCATGGCTTGCTCCCGTTTGTCCTTAGGGGTAGTACCATCAACTTGCAATGCCTTGTAACCTGCTTGATTAAACTCATTGGCTACTTTGATACTTGATTGCACACTGTGAGCATAGACAATTGTTTTCGTCCCACTAGCAATACGTTTGTATTCTTTAATGACATCCCCATAAATAATGTTCTTAGAGGCTTCATTCATAGACTTGCTACTGAAATCACCAGTAGAATTTTTCTTTAACTTTTGGTCATCAATCAATTTCACGGAATAGTAGTTATACGGTGCCAAGAAATGATTGTCTATCAGCCAATCAATTTGCGGTCCTAGAATCAGGTCATCAAATACCTTTGACAATCCTTGTCCTGACAGCCTAATTGGTGTCGCTGTAAATCCAACCACATTAGCGTTGTTAAAGTATTCAAATATTCGTGTGTACGTCTTTGCTAATGCGTGATGACATTCATCAACAAGTATCAGTTGTGGTACTTCTAGCCCTTTCAAACGCCTTGTAACAGTTTGAACCATGCCCACATAGCAGAGAGTCATATTCACTCCGTAGGCTTTGAATGTTTTCTTGACTTGCTCAACAATCTCTCGTCTGTGGACTATGAATAGGACAATATTGCCCTTATCAGTAGCACTTTTAGCAATGGCAGCCATCGTAACTGTTTTCCCTGAACCAGCTGGGGATTGAACTACAACGTTATGATTACCGGCCAATAGTGAATGTTTTAGATCAGTGATAAGTTTCTTTTGATAATCTCTAAGAACGAACATCGCTGTCGCTTGCCTGTTCAGAGCTACCCCAGTTAAATAAATCTTCTTGCATTGCAAAAGTTCTATCATCAATTTGGTTCTTAACATAGTAAGCAGGTGTTGGAGCAAGTAAGTAACCACGTTTCTTTGTTTCATCACTAATAACTAGTCTTGCAACAACATTCATTAATCCCATGATTTTATTGACTGATTTCTCTCTAATATCAGGGATAAGTTGTGTAAATGATTGACCTTCTGGAGAAATAATTTCTCTGTTACCTTCCCATGCCGTGTAAATCTTATTAATATTTTTCCAGCTATTGATGTATTGGATCATGTCGTGTAAATAATATGTGTATTGGTTATAGTCACCTTGCTGTGGAGTTCCCATATCTTTACCACTTTTAGTCTTGCTTTCATTGGCTTTCTCACCAAACCAAGACTGTTCAAACTCTGATAAATTATCAAAGAAAATATTGTCGTATTTATCGATATAGTTATCATGAATATCCTTTAGCAGCTCTTTAGTTTTGAGGGCTGGGTGAATAGTATCAAGGTAAACAATGTCAATATTATCTAACCCTGATAGAACGTTAGTTGTTCTGTCCACATCAATTACAAGCGTTTTGCCCGGTAAATACTTGGCTGTTGTTGTCTTACCTGTTCCAGGTTGTGCATAGATCAATACAGAAAAATCTTTGCCTTTACTGATTTGTGACGCATTTACTACTTCCATATCTATCTAATCCGTAAAGATGAACTGACACTTAATTCAGCACCAGGAACATCCTTTCCTTCCTTTAACAATTCTTTGATACGTGTTTTGTCAGGCACTGTGGTAGTTTTACTTAAGTAAGCTGGAATTTTACCCTCATCAGGAATCTTTACAGAAGCAGGATTGTTCTGTATGTAAATAGTAAATTCTTTAGTCTTGATCTTAGTTTTACCAGTTATCTCCATTGCATCTTGCAAATTCTGCTTTAAGATACGGCGATTATTGTTGATAGATTGCGCACGTGCTGATAGTCGTTGAACTTCTTCACGCAACGCAACCTCATCTTTAGCAAGCTCTTTATCTACTTTTGCGTAACCCACAGCCTTATCCTCTATTGCGTCCTTAATAGAGTCCATAGTGTCGTTGAATGCTGTTGGGTCTACATCTTCTGCTAACTCAAGCAGTTTATGATAACTACCCGTTAATTCATATAATGTAGCCATTTATTTATTCTCCCTCTGTGATATAATTTCCTTGTTAATTAATATTTAGTCGTAGTAGACGTTGTCATTCCTAATTTCCGTTAGGAGTGACTTTTTTGTTGCTCTAATTTTCTAGCAGCTTCATGATATTTCTCACGATTACGATCTGACATCACCCATCGAAATAGAAGTTGCCTATTTCGATAATGGATTGAAGCCATAATCACCCTGTTGACGTGTTCACTGATTGTTACCATGCTCTCACCTCCCTTCTATGAGTAATAGTGTTCAAAAGCACGTTTGATTTTTTCTTCGTAGTCATTTTTGTCATCTCGTAAAACTGAAATTGCAACTGCTAAGCGTTCAGCACTATTTGAATATGCTTCGGCATCATCTAAACTAGTTGCATTGTTTTGCATGTTGATTGCACTTTCACGTGTAGCTTGAGCGTATCCAATTGAATTACATGCGTTGCCATATTGTCTAATTGCTTCGTTAATGTCTAAAATATCTTGATTAATAGCCATATTGTTTTTCTCCTACTTTATGATGTCTGGATCGTTCATATACCATTTCTTCTTTTATATTCAAAAATATTCTTCTGGCTTTCATTGATTCATCGTTACTTATATCTAGAACATTACTTACATTACAGATAACCTTAATCGGGATATAGAAAGCATTTTTAATTGAATCAAATCCTCTTTGCTTGTAACCTAGTGTTTTTTCTCTGTAGTCCATTTCTTCATAGCAAAAGTCTCTAATTTCTTTACTTACGAATTTCCAGCCTGGGCTAACCCTAGATATTTCTTCTTCATTCATAGCATCGCTAATTGCCTGTGAAATATAATTTTTATCTTCGATTGTCAGTGTCATTCTTGTTCATCTCCTGTTAATTTATCGTCAATGTATTGATCATATGGTTCACAGTCACCGACTGGGCTGTATTCGTCATCGTTTCTGATTCTTATGTCTGTCATGTGTTTCTCCTCTGATATAATTTTTCTTGAGAAAGGAAGTGATAATAATGGGATTAGAATTAAACGGTTTTGATGATCTTTCTAAACAATTGGATGAGTCAATTAAAAAGGTTCATGACTATGCTGGTGATCATCAAGTATCCTTTGATGACATGTTTATTGATTCATTTGTTCAAAAATATACAAAATACAATGATATGAATGAATTCTTTAAAGCTGTTGGCATTGTCGATAATGAAAGTTTCGATAAAATGCCTGACGCAACTTTAGATAAACATGTTTCTGAAAATACTAAGTTCTCCACTTGGGAAGAAATGCAGAACAAGGCATTGGAAGAATACGTCACTCGTCAAATCGGATTTTAGCTTTAAATTCATCAATTTCTTTTAAGACACTCGCCAGCTCTTCGGATAAGGCCTGTGCCTTTTTTAATTTCTTTGCTAACTCATCAATGTTGGTTATTCGATACTTAATCTTCTTATCCATATCCACATCCCTCCTTACATATAAAAGTCTGTATTTTCTTTCAGCCAACCGCGGATACCGTGAAATTTAGTTAGCTCGTATGTAACGAACCAAACTACAACTGGCACCCACACGATTGCTGGTATTGATATGCTTCTCATAAAACTTTGCTCCCACGCTTGTTTTTTATTTAGTCAATAAATACTTGTCTACTTCTTCTTTGTTATAGAACTTCGTTCCACCTACAATATGAAACGGCAAATCCTGTAAGTGATCTCGAATCGCATTATTTGAGATTGGCAGATAATCAACCAAGTCTTTCCACTTCATCCAAGTTTTTGACTGGCTTGATTGTTCGATTGCTTCGGAAACTTTTCCATAAATCTGATTCTGAATACCTGTTAACTGTTGTTCACTTAACATGATTTCAATCGGTCTTGTTTGCATGTAATTCACTTCCTTTATGCTGGTATAATTTAGTTATTCCACATACATTCGAGGTGAAAATAATATGGTTTCTGAACGTGAACATCAAATGGCAATGGCTTTTGCACAAGCCGATGTTGTTGCAAGTAATGCTGAGCATGAAACTGAAAAGCTAGAAATATTTGAAGAAGCTTACAAACATGCTCTAGATGAATTTGAAGGACACTATCAAGATTTAAACTAATCTGATTTTCGCATCTTTTTTTAAATCACTAGATAGATCTTCAAGAATTGCTTGAGCTTGCTCGAATGTCAAATGACGTTCTTGTAGGCTCTTTTTAATTTCTTCTTTAGAACTCAAATACCAGTCTTCTTTGACATAGTTAAATCTGTCCATGTGTTACACCTCCACGTGTTCTCTAATAAATTTCAAACCTTCGTCAAAATACATCCACTGTGGAACTTCTTTATCAGAGTATTTAGACTTACTATTTGACCAACGACCATATTTGTTTTGACCAGGTTGTTCTGCTTTGATTCCGAATTTGTTAGCAATACGACCAACCTTATTAGCGGTAAGCCCAACTTGATTTCCAACATCGGTCGCTGAATACTCCTTTTTTTTCATGACCGGAATAGTCATTTCTCCAGTTAATTCTTTAGCTGCATTAGCTAGTAATGATTGTTTCGAAGAATTAGATTCAGTTGCCATAGCAATTCGGTACATCAAATTTGCTTTTCTAGTAGCTGCATTCTTCTCCATAATTTCCAAGCGCTTGTCTTTTACAATCAATGGATTGTTCTCTCGAACCGCAACCCGCATATTGAAATAGTTATCAACCAATTGGTCATACAGTTCCCAAGCTTTATCATCTTCAAGTAATTTAAGTAATTTGCTATAACCACGCTCAGATAATAGATAAATATTCTTTGTGGCATTAATTTGATTTTGACTAAATCCGCTCTCGTTTAAAACGATAGCGAAATTACCAGTTTTTAAATCGATAAGATCAATGTCTTTCTTAAACCTTTTAATGTTTCTATTTATTAATTCATTGATACGTCCAACAGTTGTACCATGGATCTTTGCAATATCTTTAACTAACATTGCTTTTTTATCTTTACCGAAGCCGCCTTCAATTCCTATAAATTCAATTGATCCAATTTTCTCTTTACCAATTACTTTTAAATTATTCATTACTTTCTTCCTTCCTAAAACTTTTGATTCGCAATTATATTTTTCAATCAATGAATCCGTTCTTTATTGGGAACGTCATTTGTAAAAAAAATCCCGAGCTCATCCCTTGAGAATCCAAGGATAGTGGCCATTTTAGCTAATTCATCAGCACCAATCGATACGAAACCATTTTCACGTTTTGCATAAGGTGTTCTTGTGCTCCAGCCCATGCGACTCGCCATTTGATCTTGTGTGATTCCTTTTGCAATTCGTTCTGCTTTTAATCTTCTCAAATTGATCGTCATTGTCAATCACCTCCGTTCTCTTTCGAGTACGATACTTACTATAAATGGTATGTTCTCGTTTGTCAACACTTTTTGCTAAATTAAATACATAAAGATGTTTTATTCCTATATATTGTATTCTTTTGGGAACGATGATATAATAGAAACATGTTAAGGAAACATAGTATTTAAATAGTTTTAGGAGAAAATTATGAGAACTAACGATGAAATTATGAATATATTAGATGATTTAAAATCAAAACAAAATTTATCTATAAGTGAAATAGCACGCAGAACCGGTATGGCTAAATCAGCTGTTTCCAGATATTTTAATAGAACAAGAGAATTCCCTTTAAATCGCGTAAATGATTTTGCCAAAGCATTTCATATAGAACCTGATTATTTATTGAATATCGATAACTCTCAATCTCCTAAGCATAAAACTGTAATGATTCCTATACTAGGCGAAATTGCATGTGGAGATCCAATAACTGCAGAAGAAAATATAGAAGGATATTTGGAGGAGCCTGAGGACTCGCTCCCAAGTGGTACCGTATTCTATCTAGTTGCTAAAGGTCATTCAATGGAACCTACCATTCCTAATGGCTCCAATGTCTTAATTAGAGAGCAACCAGAAGTTGAGGACGATGAAATAGCTGCAGTCCTAGTTAATAGTGACACTGAGGCAACTTTGAAAAGAGTAAAACACCAAGGCAATATGATTATGCTAATGCCTGATAATAAAGATTACAGTCCAATTATTATCACTTCAGATAATCCCGTAAGAATTTTAGGTAAGGCCATTCGCTATACTACTAACCTCTGATATACTTATACTGATTAAATATATATTTATGGGGGAAATATGAACGATATATCAATAATAATTAAAACACCATTCACAACTGCAATTGATACTAAGGAATCTGAAATTTTAATTAACAGATCAGGCGTTGATTCAGTAGTTGAATATGGTCCAGACAAACGCCAAGATATTCAATATAGCGATATTAAAAGTATTGATTTTAAACCTGTTGATGAAACTGATGGTTATATCAAAATAATGGGTTTAGAAAATGCTACTATACCTTTTGACAATGCTGAGCTTAATTCAAAAATGCAATCTTTATCAGATTTTTTAAATGGCAAAATAACGAATTATATGGACTCTGGACAAGCGCAGGGAAACAGTGAATTTGAATACTGTTATAACTGTGGTTCAAAGATAACTAAAGGAATCAAATTTTGCCCTAATTGTGGAGCAGATCAATACAACAAAAACGCTGTATCTAATCAATCCAATACAACCTCAAATGCTTGGGGAATTTGGCTAACTATTGGTTGGATATGCTTTTCAATAGCCTTAATACCAAAATTGAGCATTTTTCAACTATCAGCTTTTGTAATTGGTTTAACCGTTCAATTTAAATATGGACATAAAGCAGCTGGTATGGCTTTATGGATAACTTCTCTAGTTATTTTCATACTCTCATTTATGTTTGGATTTATGCTTGGATATTATTATGGTATTTAAATCACACAAAAATAAATCTAAGTTTCAAGTAGGCTTTCAGTCCAAATACTGAACGACATTAAAAGCTGAAAACAAAGGGGAAATTTATAATGATAAGCTCATATAAAAAATTCTGGAATAATATTTTTAATTTTTCAAGCACTAGTTCTCGCTCTGATTATTGGTGGCCAGTAATCATAAATTATATCTTGTCTGGTTTGATTATTAGCATCATTCAAAAAATGATGGGGCACCCAATTGAGGACATATATAACCTCACCGATTTGACAGCAAACTGGGCACTTTATATTATAAATATCATCGTTTGGATAGGAACATTTACAGTAAAGGTTCGTAGATTACATGACACCGATCGTTCAGGCTGGTGGTTATTAATCGATTTGATTCCAGTAATCGGTACAATTTGGTTCTTTATATTAATGATATTACCTTCAAAAAGAAGCCGTTGGAACTAAATAATTGTAAATAAGTCTCATGTAGGCTTATTTATTTTTACCAAATTTTAAGGAGGTGATGCCCTATTCTTACTCTAAATTTGCGCTCCCACGCTTAATTAGGAGTAAATAAAATGAGTTCAATAACAAAATATAAATTAAAAAACGGTAAGGAACTATACAGAGTTCAATATACAGCGGGCATAGATTCATTAACAAATAAACCTGCCAGAAGGTCTAAAAGAGGTTTCAAGACGCAAAGAGATGCAAAACTATGGATGGCTAAAACTCTAACAGACATAGATATGTACGGTTTTGTCTCTAACCCAGATGCCACTTTTAAGGAAGTTTATGAGTCCTTCAGCATTAGATATGCGCAAACCGTAAAATCAAGCACATACAACCGCGTAGAAGGACTATTTAAAAAACACATTCTTCCAGTCTTTGGTAAAAAGCAAATTAAAAAGATAACAATTTCAATGTGTCAAGAAATGGCTAATAAGTGGTCTAAAAAGTATGTTGGATATTCATGTCTTATCAATTATACAAGTAGAATATTTAACGAAGCACTTATTTCAAATATTGTTCATAGTAACCCAATGAAATTGATTGTTTTTCCAAAAGGAACAAAAAAAGACACTCACAAATTAAGTGAGGATAAATTTTGGGATAAATCTGAACTGCAAATATTTTTAAGTCAATCAAAAAAATACTACAGCAAAAAAAATTCAGAAGCAGTAGCTTTATTTAGATTATTAGCTTTTACGGGAATGCGAAAAGGTGAACTTATCGCTTTGCAAGTGAAAGATTTTAGCTATAAAAATAAGACGCTAGTTATCAATAAAACGTTAACTACAAATAAGAATCATAAAAAATCTGTCGATAGTCCTAAAACAGAAAACGGCACACGCACTATATATCTTGATCAGAATACCGCAAATATTTTGAATCATTGGATACATACAATGCATAAAAAAATGCTTGCTTTAGGATATAACACATCGTCGTCCGAACAACTATTGTTTCCAAGTCGAAGAAATAGTCTAATGACACCATTAAACGTAAACAAGTGGATGGATAAAATCATTAATTCATATAACGATGATGACAAAAATGAAATAAAGCTTAAGAGAATTACGCCCCATGGATTACGACATACATGGATTACAATGGCTGTAGAATCAAAAAAGATGACTATCAAGCAGATTCAGCAACAAGTTGGAGACAGTGATGTGAGTACAATTCTGAATATCTACACACATGTTACCAAGGAAGCTAGCAAGAAAACAATAGATAGTTTTACCGATTATGTTGGTATAGAATAA